AAGATCTAATAAACCTTTTCGAAGTTTATCGTCTGTCATTGCATCTGTCCGCCGAGTTGTTGCAACAATGCCATTACATCAGGAGTTGGTTGCGCTCCTCCTGGTGGCATTCCTTCACCCATAGGCATTCCTTCAGGTGACATAGGTACTCCCGCAGCCATCATGGGGCCAGGAGCACCGGGGACGGCTTGTGCTGCAACTGGCGATGGTAACCCTGCGGGAGCAACTTCAGGGGCAGGTTCTGGTACAAACACTTCCGCTACAGCTTCTTCTATGCTGACACCTGCCTTGCGGGCTTTAATAACATCTGAAATTTTCATAATAAGATCCGTTGGATCTTGTCCTTGTGCAACCATCTCTGGCAACGCACTTGCAATTGACATAAATGATGCTGATAAAGCATCACGCATTTTTTCAATATCAATTGCTTTCTGCACTTCTGATACGTTCATTGGCCATGGCAACTCACGCATTACGTAATCTCGTGAAGTTAATCCAGCACCAAGTGCTTGTAGTGAGAAGATAAGTGCTCGCGATGGATCAAGTCCTGACATAAGACCATAGCGTACCTGTACGCTGTAGTCTCCCTTAATTGCAGTACTCGGTTTGTACTCGAACTTATATGGAGCACCCTGATAAAGTCCACTTGCGGTCTTCTTTTCGTTAAAGAGTTTTTCATCCATCTCAAAACAAAGTGCAATAACTTCTTCAAGTACTCGTGAGAGAATCTGTTGTGCAGATTTAATTTGACTATCGAATCCACCAAGTAATGCTTGTACACCTTGACCAGTAATGATGCTTGCATCAATCTGACCAGAGCGTCCTTCTGGGTAACGAGAACCCATACGCATTTCTTGTTCAAGTACTGCTTGCTCTGTAAATGCTGACGTAGGAAGTTCTAAACCTACACGGCGAATGTTCTGTGGCTGTTGAGTGCGTAGCACTGCATCTGGGCCAAAAGCAAATTCCTGCACGTCATTTGGTACTGCAAGCGGAGCTTGTACCGATTTCTCTGCTGCTTCCATTGCTAAGAATGCAAAGCGAGCACGAGCAAGTTGCACCCAGATAACATCGTCAAATTGTCCACGAGGATCATCTGGATTTAGGTTAGGTCTCCGTCCGACCTTAACCATAACCTTGCCCATCGGATTTACCGATGTGGCAAGGACTAATTTACTATGAGAAAGAAACAGAGTAATCTGATCTTTATCTTCATATTTAATTAATTCTAGTTCTGCACCCCAGTTAACTGGCCCACCGTCATACTGTGCAAGGATTTCCATTTTGTATTCTGGAAAATCTACAACCAATTCTCTTACGGTTTTTTTAAATCGCTTGTAATATGAAATTACTCGACCAAATCTGTCAAACTCTGGATATGCATTTAATGGATTATCTACAATAATCCGTGGCATGTTGCTTTCAAAGTCTGGTTCTACGACAATGTTGTATGTTCCGTAGGTTAAGTACCAGTCTGCACCAACATAGTTCTGTGTTTCTAGATCTGAAAACTGAACATAATGGTTTGCAATTTGGGTTCGCTTGTCTGCAACCTTTTTTGCTTCATCAGAAGTCATGCTGTTGCTACTGCAGTTAATTGCTGGTAGTGGTGCTACCACTTCTGCAATGTCTCTAGCTGCAACGTCTACAAAGTTAGCTACCATTGCATGGTTCATGCCTTCTGGAAAGAAGTCAATACCAATACTTGCCATGTTTCCACTGCGTACAGCAAGAACATTTTGCATACGCTCATCACGTGGAGCGTACTTTTGCTTCAAAGCTTCATACTTATCAGCAATCTTGTCAATGCTTAACGCCATACTCTTCCTTATGCATAATATGTGTATTGTTCAGTGGCTAAATCGTCAAGATTTATGACACCGCGATCAAATTTATTTTTTCGTGTAGACCATTTGCTATTTGCATGGGTCTGTAAGAACGACCCCTGCCTCATCATCTCTTGTGCTCGAATCTCACAGAACCACAACGCCATGACTAAGTCGGTTGGGTTTCGTGTTTCGGGCTTCCAAGTAATAAGTTGGTTAATTAAAGCCTTAACGTGTTCATTGTTTTCGTGGTCTGGTAAACTAAGTAGGTTATCTCGCTGGTGTTTACCATCTCGTACCGTACCAAACAAGCCTGACATTGCCGCAACACCAAAGCTAACATCCCATTTGTTCTTGCCAGTGAAGTGTTCACGCAGTTGTGTGCCACGAGATGCCAACCAATTGCGTAGTTCCTCATCTAAAGAGAACGCTTTCTGAAAAGCGTTAATCTCAATGCGCAATTCCATAGGGCGATACTTTATTACCCAGTCTTCAATTAATGCGCGAATCTTTTGGGGGGTTGGATCAGCCATGTTATAGGCATCAATAACCATTCGATTTCCAGATTGCCTGTCCAACGCATACATAATTCCTGCGGTCTTGCCTGACATGGCCGGATCCAAACCCATAATGTACACCCACTCACCTGTAGTAGGGTGTCCAGGAGCGTTAGCATTAATCAAGCCTGTTTTACGCATCTTGTTAACGCATCCGCTAACTGCTGCTACGGGGAAGATCGCATCTTCCTCAACATCTTGCTGTTGGTACACCAACGCCCATGTTGCAGCAGAAACTTCTCCACGTCTTGTATAGAGCGTGGGGCCGTCCCATTTTGGATATAGACCGTCTTCATCTGGTTGATCGTCTGTCCCATCCCAGGGTCGGTCTGACTTGGGCCACAATGTAACCCAGTTTTTAGGTTTGTCCGAAAACTCCAGAACTGCTGGCATAGCCAAATAAGTAAATGGCGACTTGCCAGAAGTCCAATGGTCTGGGTTTCGAATCTCTTTGTAAAGGTCTACTGATGCCACGCGGGTTCCACAGATAATCAGGCTACCAGCACCCAATCGGGTAATAACCATTTTCTGTAGCCAGTTCAACTGCTTTTCCCATTCGTGGGCATTTGTAGTTGAGACCACGTCATCTAAGATAATCAGGTCGGCACGAGTACCGTAAATCTGCTGACCCACACCTAAGGCTTGGACCGTAGGGTCCTTGGCCTCAGAATCACGCTTAAGGTAAATCTGGTCTTGAGTCCACTGCTCGGCAGTTTCCTTCCAACCGCCCGCAGGGCCGTACACTTGCTGGAGCTTAGCCCAGCGAGGTTCGGTCAATCTCTGCTTTATGGCAAAGAGGAACTCCTTGGCCCTTTTCTGGGTCTGGGAGACAATTGCTATTTTGATGCTTGGGTCCATACACAATCGATAGACTGCGTAGTTGACAGTAATGACGGTGGACTTGGCATGCTCTGGGGGTACGTTCACCAGAAGGCGTTTTGGGCTGGAGGGTTCAAACACCATGGATGGGTGTTGCCATTCAGGCTCGCGCCCCTCTAACACATCCACCCAAGACTGGTGATGGGGAAAGACTTTGGACTCAAGGAAGATTTCTGACCACTCGGCAAAGGACATCTTCCCTGCACCCAATGTGGCCTGCATCACAACCTGGCCCTCTGACTGGGCACCCTCAAGATCGGCTGCAAACTTCTTGTCCCGGTATAGCCAATCACGGAATTGCTTGGGGTTGACACCAGCTATGGTGGCAGCCACGGAGGGGTCTATCCCCGACCTAACTTGGTCAATAACAGAAGCCTTAGCTTCTAAGGTAGCCTTAGCTTTCCAATGCTCCCCACCTTTTTTAAAAGACATAAAGATCCTTAATAGAATAACTATAAAACATAACAATAAACCATACCATATAGCCCACCCTCTATAGGTATAATATTATATTATATTTATTATATATACAAGCCCCCCACAGGGGCTTGTTATTATATAATTATTATTACCCTCTATAATATACTAATCCGTCCAGGATAGGGTTACCGGACTTAATGTCCAAAAAATGTCCTAATATAACCCAAAAAAATGTAAAAATGAGATTACATACTATATACGGCTGAGGAATAAACACCTCGGGTCATAGCCTGCTATGGCAGGCCATATCCCTCAGTGTTCATGCCGCCCATACCCCGGCACCCCACCCTGGGTGGGTGGCTGAGATTACATTATAATAATACCTTGGGAGATTATTTATAACACGAGTTCCTTTGTATTGTACAGTCTGAT